GACTGACCACCGCCACCGCTCATCCCATACATTAGCCCTGGATTAAGTCCTGCTTCTTTCATCATTTCCATTTGTGCTCCATATCCCGTATCTCTCCACGTCTGCATTTGCAATTTTTGTCCTTGTTTGTTTAATTCTTGTTGATTCCCAAACTGAATCCCCATTAATTCTTTTTGTCTCTCATGTTGTTTTTTTGCTCGTTTTCCTTGTCCTATCATCCCTAATGCTCCACCTAGAAAACCCCCGGCCATTCCGCCCCAATTAAATTCTGCCATATTTTTTATTTTTCGTGCTTTTTTCTAAAAAGCTTTTTTATACTTACTTGATATAATATTATTATGTGCGTAGTCGTGTTTTAATTAAAAGGGCATCTGCTTCCAAATGCCCCCCTAAACACTTCACATAATGACTAGCTTATCGCTATTCTCCACTTGCTTTTTCTTGCGTGTTATTACTTTTTACTTCGTCTTTTACAACGTCATCTTTGGTAATTCCTTTTTTCTCTCTTTGAGCTTTAGTACTTTTTTGTACTGCATCCATCGCATCTGTTGCCACTTCCCATCTATCCGTTCGGATATCATGTTCAGGTCTCACTCCATGCTTTCTCTCTGTATACACTGCTGGTGCTCCGTCTTCTATAGGCTCCCCATTGTTTACAACTCTTTCCACTTTCTCTTCGATTGTTTCCCCATAATCTTTAGGTACTCCATTTACTAACGTTTTCGCCATTTTAGGCACTTTATATCCCATTTCTTTAATTTTTATAGGTTAGGTATTACTTTTGCGCTCATCTTTCTTCTAGCCGTATTATTTACACTAATTTGCGTCCAAAAATTCTGACTATCTAAACTCGTTTCTGCAAATATGTGGTTAAACTTACTCGGGTCGATATATGTTGTTATATCTTTTATTCCCTCTGCACCGCTTGTATTTGTTCCCTCGTACTTTCTATTTAACGTCATAAACATTTGACTATTTTCTTCTGCAAATGCTCCTTTTGTTTGGTTTACCGCCGTCATATAGTTCAACCATGCAGGTACTTTTCCTACACTTTTATAACTTACTTTGTGTCCTGCTGTAGGGTCTATTTCTGTATCAAACCAAGCCATCTCATCTGTTATCAAATCTTGAAATCCTATCTGATCTAAATCTGGTTTATGTAAATCGTCTAACGTCTTTAGGTTTGTATCCCATTTGTTTCCTTGTGAATAATCTATTCTTGGTGTTATACTTGCAATTCCCATGATATAACATGGCTCATGGCATTTCACCACCATTTTACCTCCTTTATGTTTTCCCGTTAATTTTCCACGTCCTGCCAATGTTCCCAACGGGTGTTCTGCATTGCTTGTTTCTGCTTCTGCCGTGCTAATAACTTCTTCAAATCCTAGTTCTTTTATTAAACTTCCGTGATATACCGGTGTTTCTGTTTTTCTTACTGCTTCATGGCTATATACTGCATTTATCCAATCATTATAGCTCCCACCACTCATGTTGATTCTATTCAGCATTTTATATACTTTATTCGCTAACGCTAACGCATCTATAGTGAAACTTCCGCCACTTGTATCAACTGCCGTTACTTCGCTTACTCCTCCCGTTCCGTCAATCCATTCGGTATCAATCCAATTATTAAACTTATCGCTTTGGTATGTCTTCACTGCTAATCCCTCTTGAGTTCCTAGTTTACAATACACTCCATTTAATTTTTTCAATCCTAAGCTATATGGTGTCCTTCCTGTATCTGTGATATTATAACTGCTTGTTCCTCTTACATCTGCAAGCAAATCCATTTGCATTTCATCAATATTTGCTAACGGAAATTCTTCCAGCTCTGCTACTTCATTTCTCGTTATTGTACTTGCAAAACTTGAAGTATCTAACGTCCATGATGTCTCTGTGTTATACCCATCATTTTGTTCTATATAATTGTAACACCTCATTACTCTGTTATTCGTTCCGCTTTCTGTATAGTACTCTACGTCACTGAATAAGTTTTTTACTAACCACGTTGCCCATTGGTCAGTCCCTTCTTTATATCTTATTGTTGCCGAGTTAAAGTCTATGTCTCCGATTCTATTTTCGTTATTATACTTGAATTTTAAACTTTGTATTTCGCTTGAATCTACTGTCTCAACATTTCCATTTGCGAAAGTTTCCCCGTTTATACTTTGCCCGCTATCCCAACTTGTTATATTTGTATTTGCATTATCTGTATGTATTACGTATGCGTTTTCTTCTTGCTTATTTGCATAGTAATTTTTAAATATGCTCCAATATCCTAAATACGGCACCGCATTAAAGCTTCTTTCTATTTCTCCCGTTGTTTCATCTTTCTTTCTTCCCAATCCTCTTATTCCTAAGTAACTATATATACTACTCGGATTAATTTGGCTATTATCATTAAATACATCGCTTACTTTATAATCATGCTTCATTTTTATTTGTGGTAGGTGTACTTTGTCAATCTCTCTCCCTAGATCTAATTTATTCATGTGTAACTTTCCATTAAATAATCTAATCGGTACTTCGAACACGTCCAACTGTACTTTATAACTTCCGAATAATGGCCCGATTGTCGGTAACGTTTTTACGTCACAATTCAATTCTATATCGAATGTGTCTCCCGGTAGTCCTACCTCTGTCATAAACGGCACTAACGTTCCTGCACTCATACTACTTCTCCATAAATAACTTAGATTGTGTGTACTTCTTTCGAATGTCTTTGTTATATACTTGTTTTTCTTTCCACTTCCTAGGCGTTCTCCACCCAATTTAATACTACTGCTCATTTTCTACTTCTTTAATTTGATTTATTAATACTAATACTTGTACTATTCGATTCCACGTAATCTCTTTTAAATCTTCCTTACATTCTTCTACACTTGCAAACTCTTCTGTAATTCTGTATTTTCCCATCGTTCCAACCCATCCGTTCTCATCATTTCCAATTACTACGAACGGGCTATCATCTACTTCGTGTCTTGTTAATGGTGTTACTTCTTTGTTCAACTCTAGTTCAATTGCGTTTTCTTCAAATGTTTTTGTACTCATTTTTTTAATTGTTTTTAATTATTATTTACCTATTTTACCATCTTGATTGATGTCTATCTTCGTAATTTCTTCGATTACGTTCACTATCTCCCTTAGCACTACGGGTGCTAACATTCTTCCGATTTTTTTTGCTAATCCTCTTAACATAATTTTACTTGTTTTTAATATTAATTTTATAATTGTTCTTGCTATCCATAAGGCTATTAAACTTATCCACGTCTTTAACCAATATACACCCTCTACTATGTTTTGTTTCCCGTCCATTATGTATCTTTATCTCTGTTCTTCCTGGTACTCCTTTGAGTTCCCATAACTTTTTTTTAAATTTTGGACTCCATTCGTATACTATATCATAAATACCCGCTTTTACCATGTTTGTTCTATTTTCCAATGTTCTTATTATTATTCCATTGATTACCATCTTTCCAAGTACTCTTTTTTCTTCCCACTTGTCCAAATCATAATATTTTCTTTCTAATATAATTTCCAATTGTCTCCCCATTTCTTCACCCATTTTTCAGCCCAATCTAATCCATGTTCATCAATATCGATTTGTACATTTCTACATGCTTTTCGATTTTCTTTTTTAATTTTTCCAATCTTTTCACTTCTTTTTGTAGTTTCTCCCTTTGTGTTGCCATGTTTTTCCATTGTGTTTTGTTTACATTTGTAAACCCCTTATTTAGATTCAATCTATTTGTTCTATAATTTATAGTATGTTAAATAATTTTTTTCTATGCTCCGCCCTTTATTCATAAGGCTTTTCTATCTACCCCCCCCCTATTCAAGTATTGTTCTTTTTTTTTCTTTTTTTGCTAATATACACTTTTTTTTTTAACGTCTGAGGTAGGAGGTAGGGGGGTGCACAACCAACCCCCCGACCCGTTACAACTTTTTCGCCCTTGGCCGATGCCAAGTTCACCGCGAATAGCGGCCTAACGGAGTGTTTCCCTCAATTTCTTATCCCTTTGTAACTTTTTTATATTTCTTATATCGTTTTCATATCTTTTTTGATTCCAATTAATTTTATCATTACCATAACCCAATCTATCATTCTTTCTTTGTGCGTCTTCTCGTGCTCTTGTTTCTCGTTCTTCTGCATCATTCCATTTTAAATCTATCCTTGTTCCATCTATCCATCGTTCTTCTTTATCTAAGGTATAACCCCATAACTTTTCCCTTTCATTTTCATTCCATATCTGATTTCTCCAATATATCGGCATACTATATTTCTGACCATTTCTCGCTTTATACGTTACATCTGTTTTACTCTCTTTAAACGCATTTTTCTTTTTTCCTACTCTCTCAATATATCCTCTTCCTATTCCTGGACTTACACACATTTTCGGTATATATTCTTTATGCTTCAAATCTATTTTTGTTAAATATTTTGTCACATATTTTATTGTCGCATTACTCACAAACTTTCCTATCCATACATGCCCATATTTCCATCTCTCCCGTATTAATTCGGGATTATCTGCATACATTATTCCATGTATATGTATTCTTTCTGTTTTTGTTTCTCCTAGTTCTGTTACTAACCAGTGTCTAATTGTTTTCCCTTCATAATATCTCCATAACTCCAGAAATCTTCTTATCCCTTTTACTGCTGCTGCATTATCTAACGCATATCCTTCCAATGTTTCCACACTCTCTGCTTGTACATCATCTTCTAATTTTTTTAATTCTTCATCACTAAACGTTAATGTTACCATATGCCCATTTTCATGATCCTTTATATCTTCCATTAATCGCACCATCCACCCATTACCTTTTTGTTTTCTACATTCTATACATCTACCACATCCTGCAGGTATCTGTTTTAATCTCTTATCATTTAACGGGGGCACAATACCCCCGTTTTTTTTATTTGCTCTATACTTCGGATTCGTTACCAATTTCGAATATATACACATATTATGGTTTTATATTTTTCACTACTTTTCCTAATGGTATTATATTACCTACCATATTTCCTAGTTCTCTTGCTGCTAAAACTCCACCAATTACTTTTAATACCGATTCTTCACTCATTCCACTAACTTTCGCTACATGCTTTAATGTTTTCACTACAACACTATCATTTCTATTTATGTTGTTTTCTTTCATCCATTTCAAGTCAGCTTCATTTAATTCCGTATTTTTTATAGCTTCTTTAGTTTTCGCATCATTTAAATTTTCAATAGTTTTATTAAGTCTTACTTTACTATCTTCAGTTATTCCTAATTTTGCATTTAATTCTGCTTTACTAATACTTTCCAACACTTTCTGTTTACTTTCAGCAATTCTTTGATTACCTTCATCAGTATCAATTCCTCTTAATTTTTCAGCTTCTGCATCTGTTTTTTCTTTCTGACTATTCAATAATTCTCTTTGTGCATTTACTAAACTTGCTTGTACTACTGCTCCAATATCCATCGGTGCATGACTATTTCCA